GACGATCGAGCGGGCCTGCGTGTAGCCGCTGGGGGACGAGTTAGACACACGGGGCTCCTTAACGGAGAAGTCAAGTGTCTTTTGGGACACAAAAGCTGCTCCATCATTAAGCATGACCTTGTGGGTCTCACCGTTCTCTCCCTTTGAAAGGAGAGTCGTCGACGTCCCCCCGGTTGCAGAGACAGTGCCATCCAGGAGGATGGCGCCACCATTAATTGCCATTGTTTATGGCTCCTAGGTTGGAAGACTCAAAAGCACTTCAGACGTTGTGTCGTTAGGGCTAGTAAGTCTATGACGGAAGTTGCATCCTTAACCAATCCAAGCAAATTCACTTGGGGTATGGTATCGGATACAGTCGGGTACCAGGTGTCACGAGTAAACGTGAAAAGCCGTTCTTCAACGGTTTCGCACGCTGCCGTGACGGACCACTGAGGGTTTACATCCGCAAGCAGTTGACAGGTAGAAACCTTGTCGTGCTTACGAACAACACCCGCAGCGAGGATCCTGATTGAGGGATCAAGGATGTTTGTAACGCCAGAGATACAATTGCTGACGTTAGCAACGCGATCTACCATGAAACTATAAGGTAGAAGCTGCCAACCAACGGTTGGTATATCCTTAAATCTCAATCCGTACTTATATTGCCACCCCTTTAGAGGATTTTTAGTTTCATAAAGGATGTAACAATGTAAGTTGATTGCATCGCTCCGAGTTTCGGCAACCCGTGAATAACCGGGAGCCGTAGTTCTCTGAACATTACCAGAGAGTAGTGTACGGGAACGAGCACTCAAGCGGGAACCTGAAGCAAACTCCTTCTGATTTCTCACGAAGGAAGATTTAACGATGTCTTCTAGACTTCGTTGTAGGGGCAGCATCGCAAAACGGTGCTGAGCCCAGGCTCCAGATAAAGCCTTGGCCCTATTCCCATATCGGAAATAGAGGTTTTTGGCCTTCCGCTCGAATGACTTTGCAACCTCGGCTAACGATGAGGCGGGATTCTTAAGATACTTCAAAGTCTCTCGAACCTCACCAACATCCTCACCGAACGACCACGGCGTCTTCGCAATGTTTGCGATTGCCTGCTGTTTCAGAGTAGCTATGGCGGAACCGACATCAGCCTCAGATACCGTTTGTGGTATTCCAAGGGAAGATGCCAACTCCATCATAGCATGCCGAGTAACAGCACCACTTTGGTGGTACCACCATCCTGTCGATTTATAGACAGCGTGGTAGGAACCGTCCCCAGAAGAGGACGTTGACGCTCTAAAATAGGTGCAAGGATTATTAATGATCACACCATCAGCGATTTTCCGCTGATAGTACGGTGTGATCGTATCCGTCATAGTCTCTACATCGGAATAGGTGAAGTACCACGGACCTGGAGGAGTACCCGTTTTTTGGGTCTGCGTACAGGTTACCGTGTCTTCACTGTTTATCCGGCTTCGAAACCGTGACATCTGCCTCTCCTATTGTGGTGGGATCCGAAGCAGCCCCCTGGAGGGGGC